CCAGATCCAGAGGTTGGAACATAATATGTTGAACCTGTGTAATATTTTGCGTTAGTTTCAGTTATTAAGCCCATTTATTATGATTTTTCATTTTGTTCATCTTGTTGCGCAAGAGCTGATGCTGCTTGAACAACACTAGGATCTCTTATTATTATTCCAGAATACATTAATATGTTTAATATTATACTAACCTGTTCTGATGCATCTAATTCAAATTGTACTGATCCAGTTGTTGGATTAGCACTTGAATCAGCAGCACCTTGATATACATAACCACCAGTGTCAGCATTTATAGTATATGCCCAAACTGGAGATTTAGGTTTTCTAACATAATAAGTTGGTAAGTTTTCAGTAATAGTATCTGGAAAAACTTTTATGCGTGTTGGTGCGGCTTGTGTAAATGCACCATCTGGACTACCAGTTCCACTGGCATAAAAAGCTGGATATTGCTCTGTAGGCCTTGTTAACTGTGATCTATAAGCTAACAAGTATTCGTTTCTTTGCATTTCTTGCAATGCTTTATCTTTGTAAGATATTGTTCCTAATCTATGCATATCACTAGGTAGAGTATAAGTTCTAGCATTAGGCGGCGGATTATCTGGATCAGGTACAGCTACATAAGTTGAGCTGCCATAAGTTTCAAAAATACTAATTTTTTGTTCTAGTTGTTTTTGTCTATTAGCATACTCATTATCTGTTTGAGGTACTCTTAACAGTTGGTTTAAATCTTCAAAATATTGTTCAAATATTTCAAGTTGAACCTGCTCAGCTACTTTGTTAAACTCAGCTGGGGTTAAAAATCCTCTTTGTTCTTTGTTTAATATATACAAGACAGTTCTGTACACTACATTTACATCTACCATTTTTAGTATTTATTTAAATAAAAAAAGCGGCCGCATAGCCGCCTTTATTATAATCACTTGTTATTTATATTTTTTCTGTATAGATCTATAAACTTCTATACCTTCGTCAGTTTTAAACCAAACAGCCATAGCTGAATATGGGTTTTCTTCAAAAGGAACATTCATAAGCTTTTTATCATTAGATGCCCAAGAAAAAGATCTTTGATCTTGAGAAAGTTTAATGATTCCAGCTTCTGTAGCTTTTATAGCAAAGTTTCTAAGCTCTACATTTTCATCATTAGCAAGCTCTAAGAACAGTCTAGGTTTGTTTTGAGCAAATAACAATAAATCTCTTTTAAGCTCTTTAGAACTCATCTTAGACACGCTAGAGCCTTCTTCAACTCTTAATATCGCCTCAGCTTTATCGACATCTATTTCATAAGCTAAGTTCATAGCGGCTAATGAATTTTCTAAATCTTGTAAATCATCTTTAGCTTCTTCAACAGCATCAAACTCATCATAGTGTTTACCTTTACTAGGATGATATAATGAAAGCAGTTTTTGAAGTTGTGACTTTTCTTTAGGTACTGATAAAATGCCATTTTCAAACATTATATGTTCTAAAGTTACAGGTCCTTGTTGCTCATCTGCAAATACGCTTTTTTGATTTGTAGCATATCTTAATTCCCTGTTATAACCTTTTTCAGGATCAAACCACATTAGCGGATGTCTAGAAGTGTGTCTAGATGCTAATTTATAAGTTAAAGGTTCTTTGTCAAAGCTTAAATAATAATTTCTATCTTTATACTCCCAAGTGTCTTTTTCTACTTTTGGAGTTGCCTCGGCTTTAGCCACAGGCTTTTTCTTTTCTTTTGTTTCCATAATATAATATAATATAATAATTAATAAAGACCCCGCCGAAGCGGGATCTTATATTTTAGTCTACTAAGATATAGTGTACTCAGATGCCGCAGCGCTTGTAACGATTTTACCAACAGGTAAAATTACGTCTTCAGCCTCTACGAAACCAGTTCCTTTTTTCAAAGTAGAAACAATAGCAGCATTAACTGCATCTTGTAGTTCAGCAGCCCCTGTCGCATCAGCAAATCCACTAACAATAACTTTGTTAGATACTAATTTGCCTGAAGCAGAGCCAGCAGCCATGTGTACAACTTCTACAAAAGCATCAGCTGGTGTAGCATCAACACGATCTGTACCTTTTATGTATATTACGTCATCGATAGGAATTAAATCATATCCTGACGCTTTGTTAAATTTTAACCATTTCATATCTTTATATTTTTAAATGTTTATAATTATACAGTTGACTTAAACAATACGAAATTGTTAGCAGCTTGTGTCACTAAACATCTTTCAGTTAAGAAATGTACTTCCATAGCATCAAGATCAGAAGTGTAAGCACCACCGACAGAACCAGTGATCCAAGACTTCATTCTTCTGTCATCAGCTTCAGACGCTCTATATCTTACGTGTAAGAAAGGTCTTCTGATGTTAGATCCTAACATTTGATCATAAACAGTAGTAGTACCAGCAGGAACCATAACACCATCAATATCTTGTGTTAAACCTCTAGTAGTAGCATCGTTTAAGTATTTCCAGTCAGTTTTGTAGAAGTCATAAGAACCTCTTCTAAATCCTGCAAATCCAAAGTTAAGTGCCATTTCAGCTTCATTATCAAATAAACCGTAAGAAGCAGCTTGAGTAGAAGCATAACCTCCACCAGCTTGAGCAGCAATCATATCATCAAAATCAAGAGCAGTAGCTCTGTTTAAGAATAACATGTTTTCTTCAATAGCTCCTTGCTTGTCTAATTGCTTAAGGATAGCATCAAAATCACCTAATGCACCAGCTCCAGGAGCAGCAGCACCAGCAAAATTGTTCCATACATTACCTCTATCTTCGATAGCAGCAAATAAACCTTGAGTACCTTTTGGCTTAACAGCAGCTGTAAAACCTCCAGTTGCACCCATGTCATCAAGAGCAGCAGAACTTGCAGCAGCAAGCTCACCTTCAACAGACATCATTTCAAGATAATCTTCAAATCTTAATCTAGTTTCAGACTCAGCTTTTAAGTACCATAAGTACCCATTAGAACCATCTTCAGTAGCTATTTCAATCCAACCAATTTGAGCAGCATCAGAACCTGATACTTCAAATTTATCTTTCATGATAATTGGTGAATTTTGGTAAGTTTGAGGAACTGGGCTAATTGAACCAACCATTCCGTTAGTACCTTTAGCAAATTCAGAACCATAAACAAATAACTTAACCTTTGTACCTAATCCAGATAAATCAGCTGCAGTATATGGTAAAGCAATAATGTCTTGACCAGATGAAGACTTAACTAAACATTTTAATGTATTAAATCCATCAGAAACAACAATAGTTTGATTAGCTCTTACAGCGTTGTTTTCGCCAGACGAGAGAGTTAATTTATTTGATTGATCATTAGTTACTTCATCATAAGCGATGTGTAATCTATTTTGCTCAACCCAAATAACTTGATCAGAAGTCATTGGCATTTCAGCTCCTACCATTCTCAAGAAACCAGATAAAGTTCTGTTTCCGTATCTTTCTACTTCCGATTCGTATAATTCAGGTAGATACTGTTGTAACCACTGAGTAAATTCAGCTTTACCAGCACCACTACCAGTTCCTGCATCGTTTTGGAAGTTTATATAATTTGTCGGTTGCGCAATCTTTTGAGGCATTGGCGTAATCGACGCGGGGAAAGCCCCACCAGTTTTAAATCCCATGATTTTTTGTTTTAAGTTTTATTTTTTGTTTTAATTTTTAACTTAGAACTATCAACACCACTTATTGCTCTTACTTTTATACCATTAACAAAAACATTACCATTGTTAGTTGGTCTTTCATCTAAAGTTATATTTTTAGATTTAGCAGACATTTCCTTAACAGCATCAGCTTTACCTTGTTCGTAAAAATGATTTATAAGCTTGTCAGTGTTATTGGCAGCGTAAAGAGCTTTGTGGTACTTCTTATAATCAGTTATTTCTCCGTTTTTATCTAAGAACTTCTTAACAAAATTACCGAGATCAGCTTGATCTTGAGCCACACTTTCGGAATTACTAAGATTATACTTAAACTTTTTTTCTCCAAGATCAAAATCAAAACCTTTGAAATTATCTTTTTTGAAAAAATCTTCAGTACCTTTAGTAAACCTACTGTATCTTTCTTTTTGTGCTGTTTGTTCGTTGTTATATCTATTGAAGAAGTCTATAGCTTTTTTCTGTTCTTGAGTAGCGCCCGGTCTCAACTTGATCTCGTCGTAATATTTACTCTTAGAACTTTCTAAAAAATTATAAGCTTCAGCAATTTCTTCTTTCAAAGCAAGTTTTTTCTTTCTTACATCTCGCTCTGAGTCCTCGTCATCATCCCAAGCAAAATTGTCTTCTATTAAGAATCCAACTTCTTCAGAATCTAAGTGAGGTTTAGTCTTTTTATAATACTCTATTAGTATTTCTTCGTTATCATACTTAGAGTAGTCTTTATTTAAATTAACATAGTCATCTAAAGTACCACCAGTATCTTCCATAAAGCTTAAAAGCTTTTCTATATTTTTAGGTACTGTTATTTTAGGCGTTGTGTTTTCAACAGGTTTTTCTTGAGGAACTTCTTCTTTTGGTTCTTCATTTATTACAGTAACTTCTTCTTGTTCTTCTACTTTTTCTTCGATCTTTTCTTCAGTTTGCTGAACCTCTGGTTCGGGTACTTCAACTTCTTGAATACTTCCGGTAGGTTCTTCTGTAGATACGTCCACTGTGCTTGGCTCTGTATTGCCATCTTCCTCTTTTTTTGTTAAATCAACTTTAGTTGTTTCTTCTTGTTGTGTTAATTTTTTAGGTTTCTTTTTTACCTTAAATTCACCTTGTTCTAGAGTTCCGTCAGGAGCCTCCTTTATTTCTGATTTTTCTTTTGACATAATATAATATAATAGTTAATATAAAATTATTGAGGCCCAAATTCTTCTAATCCAAAACCACCTAAATTATCATTACCAGATGATTCAAAGTTTATTGGAGTACCGTCATTTTTCCTCTGTGAGATCATCTCACTTTGTTGAGTTGCTTGAAGCTTAGTTCTGTTGTCTTTTCTATCTTCAATTTCTTTTTCCTTAGCAGATTTATTACTTGCCTGAGCTCTACTTAATTGCATATTATAATTAAACTCTTCAGCCATTAACTGCTTTTTAATTTGAGCTTCCATTTGCATCCTTTGTATTTCAAACTGAGACTTGCCTTGTTCTATTTGTATTTGTGTCTCTGCTAAAGCTTGTTGTTTTTGAACTTCTGCCATTGCGGCTGCTTCAGTTGTTTGAGCATTTGCTTGTGCTTGTGCATCTATGTTAGCTTGTTGCATTTGCTGATCTTTCTTCTGCTTTTGCTTTCTACGTTTTTTAAGTAATTCGTTAGCTAACTTTAAGTTGTTTATCTGTCTTATATCTATTGCGTCTTCTAAGTCTATAGATTGAGTTTGCAAAGAAACTTGAATGTTTTGTTCTAACTGAACTTTATCTTCCTCATCTGGTTCTAGCTCTATAAATATACCAAAATCTCTTAATTGAGTATTTTGAGTTTCTATTAGAGTTGCTACATTGTACATACTAATACTTTGTTGTAAAGCCATTTTAGTTATTGGAAACTGTAAAGCATCATTAACTCTCAAAGATATGTTTTCACAAGTTCTCAATGTTAAATATAATCCGCCTTGCATTATATGTCTTGTAGCTACATTTGAGTTAGCAGCAGCTAATTTTTGTAAACCTACTAATGAGTCAGCATTAGGCATAGATCCATCTCTTGCTTCATTAAGTCCGGTTACATCTCTTATAAGTTGTAAATAATATTGGTAAGTTTGTATTAAGCTTTGTATTTTAGCACCGCCTGAGCTCGACTGTAATTCTTGTATAGGTACTTTACCTGGATTACCCATACCATCTTGAGTCATTGATCTACCTACTATAGAACCTGTTTGAAAATACATGTTCAATGCTTCCGCTGGGTTGTAGTTAGTTCCATTACCAAGATCTACTTCTGCTAAACCATCCATATCTAAATAAACACCGTCAGGAACCATCCTAGACATTACCTGTTGTAATTTTAAATGTGTTATTTGAATCATGTCAGCAAAACCTGTTATACGCGACACTAGTGATTCTATTTTACCTTTGTACATTCTTGGAGCAACTATATTGTAACTCATGTTTACTTTTGTAGAATCTGACTCAGGTCTTGTCATATTTTGAGCCATACCCCACTGCATCATCATTGGGTGTCCTAGTACTTTAGCACCACTGTATAACACTTCTATTGTTCTAGATACTCTAGAAAATCCCTTAGAATCTTCAGGAGCTAAAAAAGTGTCTTGTTTTTCTAAAGCTTTTTCTAACCCGTTAGGACCTTCTTTTATTTTAAATACTTGATCTGTAAAAGTTTTGTATTCAAAAAATAATACCTGAACTGTGTTATCATCGTATCTACCATTCCAGTCTCTAAGATACTCTTGATGACCTTGATATTTTTCTAATGTAGAAACCTCTTCAGGTGTTAAATTTGGAAACTTCTTTTTAACTTCTGGTATTGTTAAATTTCTAACTTCCCCAACATACCATAAATCTTGAAAATTAGGATCGTCAGTGTAAGAATATACTATCGAAGCTGGGTCTACATAATCAACTGTAATACCTTGAGATAAATCAAAACATGTTTTTACACAAGATATACCTAATACTGTTAAATCATAATTTAATCTTTTTCTAATTAAATCGTATTTGTTTTTATCTAAAACATAATCTATTAATTCTTCTTGAGCTGTTTCTATAGATTGCTTGTAATTTAATTGCATGTGAGCAGGAAGCTCATCAAGTGTTTCAGGCGTGTTATCACCTGTTTGACTCAAAGATATATTTACACCAAATGTTTCTTGTACAGCTGCTATGTATTCTTTTTGCTCTATATCTTGTATTATTCTTTGAGCGTAATCAGTTCTTTTTTGAAGTGACTCAGGATCTTGAGCCATTGTTTTTACTTCGTAATTCCTCTGTGACATACCATTAACCACTATATCAACAAACTTGGATATAATAGGAACTGGTTTCCAGTCTAAATTTAAATAAGATAAATCTCCATTGATTGCTAACTCATCTTTATATTTCTGCACAGGTTGCTCACCTCTAGCGTATAGCTTCAAAGTATGAAACCAGGTATAATTAGTTTGAAACTTGTATCCAGTTCCTCTAAAATTTCTAAACCATTCACCCTCTATAGCTCTACCTACTGCTAACCCATATTCTTGAGTAGCTTTCTCTGCGGCTGGAACTACTTGATCCGGAAAAGTACTATTACTATTAGTGTAAATCTGCATTTATTTATTTATTTTTGATAATGTACCAGAGTTATCGTAAGTTTTAAAATTTAATTTCATATCATTACTTCTTTTAAATGGTACAGGTCTGTACTTATTTTTATTACAAGCCATTATAGCTAAACCAGAACTTATAGAAGCATCATGTTTAGTTCTGTTGTTTATGTTAAATATAGCCCAGTCTTCTAATGTTTTTTGAAAATATACATCTCCAAATCCTGTTTCTAATCTACCGACTTTATCTTCTATATAAGCTTCTATCGCGGCAGCGTGAGCTTGTTTAACATCTTCACTTGAGTTAGGTATTCCACCTATTTCCTTTTCAGTTGTAGATAATTTATTCCAAACTTTATCAGGTCTATTTATTGAAAAACCTCTATAACCTCTTCTTTTAAAATAATATAATAACCTAGGTTTGTTATTTTCACAAAGTATTGGCATGCCATAAAATACGCAAGCCATTAGCACGTCTTCAAAAAATATTTCCGCTGTTTGTGGTCTTGATATATATTCTAAAAAGAAATGATTAGGCGGTGAGTCTTCCATTGAAAACTTTGTTAATCCATGTAGTGCTCCTTTAGAGCCGCGACCATCAACAGTACCGCTAATATCGTAAGAGTCACAGCCGAAAGCTCCAATATGCTCGTTACCTGGGTGTTTAGTTCCATTTTTTAATATTACGTTGTTTTGTAGGTTTTTATCAGGAATCCAAGTTATATTAAATCTACCTTGATTGTTTGGGTTAAATTCAACTTGAGTATCTTTTACTCCATTAATCCATTGAAAATTACCACAACTAACAACTTTGTTTAAATTCATTTCTTGATTATAATCTATTTGCTCATAAATTTTTACAAGATTAAATAAGCTATCTTTAGCTTCATCTCTAAAAGCATGAGCTTCAGATCTTGGAAATTGTCTATAATATTCATTTAAACTATCTTGATCGCTTTTTAATCCATCAACTTCGTTTTCCCAATGTTCGATAACTCCTGTTGTAATTTCAAAACCATCAACTCCTTTGATTGTATTTTTACCTCTAATGAAGACAGGTAGTCCATAAGTATCGATGAATCCTTCGTAGTTCCACTCCATAGGTATGAACAAGCTATAGAGTCCAGAAGACGTTTGTCCGTTTCTATTTCTTTTAGTAACGTCAGAATTGTAGTATAATTTTTTGAAGTTGTCTCCACCTTTATCTAAAGCATTTGATGTTGAGCCCATCATACATTTACCTACGATTTTAGATCCCAGCCTCAATGTAGTTTTTGTAACCCTCCAATTATTTAATATATTATCAGGTCTTTCCCACTTACCACTTTCATCATGAGCTAGTAACTTTAGCTTTTCACCATCATAAGAGTTGTCACCCGTGTTCTTCCAGTCAATAGTTGTGTCTAGTCCTTCTAGTTCTCTAAGTTGTTCATTCGACTCAAGCTTTCTTCTAGTAAGTTTCGATGCTGGAACTCTATAAGCCAGTTCAGTCTTCGGCCGGTCCATACCATCTTGAATAGGTTTAAAGAAGAATGGGTAGTTAACTGATATGGGTACAACTTTATCCGTGAACATTTTTTTGGCATCTGCACCAGACTTGGAAAGTATTCCGAATCTAGCATCGGAAGATATTGTAGCTTGGTTGACAAGTTCTGAGCTTGACATAAAAGAGAATCCAGATCGTCTGTTTTTAAGGTAACACATTCCGTAACATCTTGTGTCGGCTTTGCAAGCTTCCCAAAATATGTAGAATAGTCTATTTGACTCTCTATAGTCAGGTGCTCCAACGTCAATTTTTGACCATTGCAGGTACATGTAATGAGTGCCAGTAATGTAAGTAGCAACACCATTGTTATAAAAGTGAAATCCTTGTTCTCGTCTAGTAAATTCATTATCAATATAATCGTACCACTTTTCTTTAAATTCAGCTGGATATTCCTCCCAGTCAAACCTACTTTTAATCCTACTTAACTCTTTTGGATATTCGGCTTTTTCCCAGTATTGTTCCGCTTTTTCTTTGCTTCGTTTAAACGGTTCATCTGCTGCTGGTAAAGCAATCCTGAGATTTTGTATTTCAATGATTTGTCCAATTTTACCTGTTTTACTTATTACTATAAAATCATAATCAGAGTTATAGCCATACTCCCATTTTTTAAATCTATTGTTTTTAGCTAGTATCTTAGGATTTACAACGTCCTTAATTTCTTTCCAAAGCATTTGCTCGTAACTCACTTACTTCTCCCTTCTGCAAACTTAAATACTCTTTCTTTTTTTTCTTCTTTAGGTTTGCCTTCTAATAAGTTCTTTTCTTCCTCTATCCTGTTTAATATTTCAAAAGCATCAAATATAGCTAACTTTTTTGTAGCAGCAGCGTTTTTTAACCTGTCAGCTGTAACATCTTCACCAGTATCTACTATAGGTTCTTTAGCTACTTTAATTAATTCCTTAACTGCTAATTGCCCAGCTTGGATTATATTCTTTTTCGTTTCCTTGATATTCATGAGTTAAAGCTATATCATTAGATTTCATACAATACAAACGTTCATTACCTATTATAAATTCAAACTCTGAATTTGGCGTGAACGTTATAAGTGCCCCAGGTTTTATTCCTATGGCTTCTAAAGAGCTATTTGAATATTTTAGTATTCCAGTATTAACTTGCTCCTTATTGTTTATTAAAATGTCTTTATTTAAAATTGGCTTTACAAAGCAGTAATCTAAATGGCTTTTGTCATTATATAAATATATTTGACTTGGCGAACAGAAGTATAGATTATCTTTAAAAAAAGTAGCACTATTACGCTCTTTTCCTTTTTGATCATACCATCTTCTAAATACATTATGATGTATATAAACTACGTCTTTAGGTCTTACGCCAGTGTCAAAAGCGGCAGGTGTAGAAACAACAACCGCTTTTTTACTGACAAATCTATGATCTTCAATATTAGTATTAATGATAAGAGTTTTATCATCTACTTTTCTTATATTGTCATACCTTTCATTAAAAGGTTTAACAATAAAATTATATAAAGATCTCATTAATAATTTAAGTCGTACTCTACAGAGACAGCCATATTGCCATTGAATTTTTTCCAAGGCAATACTTCATTGTTTTTACTTATAAAGATATTATAAGAACTATCTTTATCATCAAACAATATGTCAGTTATAGTATGTCCACCATAAACTTCTTGACCAGTAGAATAGTGCATAGCATCATTCTTGTAATCAGAACCAATACTTATTTTTCTGATTATTTTAGACATTACTTTACTGCTTCTAAAGTTTCTATTGGTGTTACCTCACCAGTTTCTAAGTTAATGTTAACTGATCCGTATTTCTTTTCTAGCTTTGTTTTTTGTTCTTCTAAACCTTCATTTAGCATACCAACTTCATGAAGTAAAGCGTGCTTTTTAGATTCTAAAGATCCAATACTAGTTATTAAGTTATTTAACTTTTGGTGTGGTTCAACTAAACTTTCTAATTCTTTTTTAGTTATTTTTTTTGCTTTTGCCATTTTATTTTATTTTATTTAATTTAATTGTTTGTTTTTGTTTTTGTTTTAATAATATGCTATTATATCTGCAGCAGTAGTTCCACTAGTACCGTCTTTACCGTATATCTTTTTAACAAGTATAGGCATAAAAGTACCAGCAGGTACACCTACAAATTTAACAGCAGCGCTATCCCCTTCTAGTAGTACTTTAACATTACCAGTACTGCCTACATATAAGCAAGCTCCTCTTCTTAACACAGCAACTTCATCAGCTGCAGGTGCAGGTAGCACATCTTGAGCTACGTCGTTTTTACCAGTTCCACTTGCTATTGTTATAATATTAGCAGAGTGTGCAAATCGTCTTGGCTCAGCTGCCATGTTACCTTCTAATCCAGCAATATCTATTTCTATTGATCCAGCCATTTTTATTTATTTATTTTTGTTATTTTTTCAGCACCACGACTTCCGAAGTATGCTACGTAAACTGTTACCAGTAATGTTTTTAATAAGTTTATCCATGACTCATCTACGTCAAATTGTAAATGAAATGAATCTACAGCCATCATGAATATTGATGATACTGTTAAAAATACTAAAGCTAAAGGTCTTGTATTTTTACTAAGCCAAGAGTCTGACTTCATATCAGCTCTCCACCTACTAGATACCTCTTTTAACTCTTGCATGTCTTGACTTATAAGCATCATAGCTTGCTCTTTGTCAACCGCCTTAATCTTATTATCACTTGATATAATATTTTTTACAACACCTAGTGTTCCTTGATTAGGCAATACGTCGCCTATTGCATCTAATACCTTAGGTGCTTTAGCAGCTAAAAAAGCTCCTATTTTAGTTTCTTTAAATGTTTTTTTAGACATTACTTAGCTTGTTTTTTAGAAAATCTCTATTTTTTGAAGCAGCAGTAGATTTTCCAGCTGTAGCTCTTTGTTGTTGCTTTCTTTTTCCTAACAAGCTAGTTGTAATTTTAGCTCCAATTTGTTTACCTTTTGAAACCCTACCACTTGTATTTTCAGCCTGTCTAAACCTTTGTCTAGCATTTTTATTTTTTCTACTTTCAGCAGCTTTCCTTCTATCACTCAAACCTATTTTAGTTTGTCTAAGTTTGTCTTTTTGATAAGACTTTAATTGTTTTCTTTCAGCTCTTGTTTCAGCTCCCATTTCTTTAGCAAAATCTTTATTGCCTTGCCTAACTTTAGCTAATTGCTCTTTTCTATAATCTTTAGAATTAGATTTTACTGTTTTATCAATAGCAGATCTTCTATTCTTAGCATCTTTTTCAGCATTTTTTTCAGCTAATTTCTTTTTGTCACCCTTTGCAAACATTTTATTTATCATGCTTCCTGGAGGGCCATCATTTTCAAAAGAGCCAGTACACGCATCTGGATTATCCTTAGTACATAGACCATCGCCAGGAGGGTTGCCTCCGCCTGGTGGATTTGAAGGTGGTGGATTATCATCTTTAGGACGTTTTATTTTTTCCTCATAAGAACTATAAGTGCTAGGTGTTATAGTTTTAACACCTTTAATGCTTAGATTTCCACCAGAGTTATAATCTAGTCTTACAGCTCTTCTCCCTGGTATAGTACCAATATCACCATCATTTTTCTTGCCCGGATTATTTTTAGGTGGATTTTCTTTGTTCCATTTATTAATATATTCATTATATTGAGGAAAATCCATATCTTTAAACTGCTCTCCTCTATTTTCAAAAGCTTCTTTTCTTGATCTTAACGGCTTAACGAAAGGTTTATCACTACCTTCTTCAGAACTTGGCTTTTCAACTGAAGGTGGTTTAAAATCTACCTTAGGACCAAAGTAACCTATGGTAGGCTTAACCTCTGCACCTACGTTAGCTGATATTTCAGCAGCTTCAGTTACCTTGTAAGTAGTAGGTCCTTGAACTTCTTTAGATTTCTTCTTTGTTCCGTCTGCCAATACTGTTCTCTTCTTGATCGTTTTCTTCCCAGTCTTTTTATTGACTTTTACTTTTACTTTTTCCTTAGGCTCTCCATCATTAAATATACTTTGATCTCCAGCTACTAAACCAGTTTTCTGCATGCTATCGTAAGCTCCTGAGTTGCTATTACTACCTAATTTATATGCCATAACTTTTACTTTTTATTTTTACAACCAAAGTTTTTAGCATAATTAGCCATTTTAACTACATCTGAAGAATACTTTTTCTTTGATCTCATTACTTTATTTGCGGCTTTACAGTTGTCAACACCAGGCATATTTTTCTCTACCCAGGCTGTAAACTTGCCTTCATTTTTTTTATCTATTTCTGGAAACTCTTCTTTAGCCATAACTTTATTTTTATCCTTTTTCCTTGTCTAAAGGATCAGTTTTTGGGTCAGTTTTAATTTTATCTTTATCTTCTTTCTTTATCCCTGGCTTACGTATTTTAATGCACTTAAACTTTTTTTCACCAGGATTTTTAGATTTTTTCTTTTTCGAGGGGTTTTCTCCGTAAGAACTATCTTCTTCATTTGGGTCTATCTCTACTCTTCTATAGCCTTCTCCGCAAGGACGTTCTTTTTTCTTTTCTTTTCTTTTTGTTGCCATAACTTTATTTTTTATAAGGAAAATTTTTATTGAACCAGTCTTTACTATTAATACATCCACAACCACCAGGTATAGTATCAACTAATTTTTTTATACCTGTAGCTCTAGTAAATTTTTCTATCGAATCTCCTAATCCTTTAGATTTCATTTTAGTATTTTGTTTTACTTTTCTTTACAGATCTAGATCCTTTGCTTTTAACAACTTCTTTTCTGGTTTTTACTCCTTTTTTCTTTTTTTCTACTACTTTAGTTGTTGCTTTTTTACCGTCTTTTACAAACTTTGTTTTAGACTTATATTTTCCACCTTCACTAGCACCTGTTTTACCACTCATTTTAGCAGTTTGCTTTGTTTTTTTCTTAACAACACCAAGTCTTGCTTCTTTTGCAGATTTAGGACCTTTTTGCTTTGTTTTTTTAGTTTGTTTAGAAGCATATTTATCTCCTTTTTTAAATACATTTTTAGTAGATGCATCTGAAGTTTTAGTTTTTTTAACTTCTCTTTTTTTCTTTGTTTTGTCTGGCATGATAATTTATTATAAATGTTTATATTCTTCTGTCGCATCAAAGCTTGGACAAGCTTTATTAGCAAATTCATTGTGTGAATAAATAGTAGAAAGCGGAAACATCGCCATTAGCGTTTTAAGGACATGTAACAAGCTTTCTTTTTGTTTTGGTGTTCTTGTATCTTTCGGTGTCTTACCATCAGCCTCGACGCCTCCGCAATAACAAACCCCTATAGAATTTTTATTGTGCCCCTTTGTGTGAGCCCCTGATCTATCTATATCTCTTCCTTTCCATATCTTACCATTAATGTCAATGTAGAAATGATAGCCTATGTCTGACCATCCACGACCTTCAACGTGCCACTTTTTTATAGTATCAACTGATATGTCTTGACCTTCTCTTGTAGCAGAGCAATGTATAATAATTTCGTTTATGCTTCTCATTTTTTACCTTTTAATAAATACCACTTGTGAGCAGTATAACCTAAAGTAGTTAATAACAATAGTATAGACAATACAGGCTCTAGCCATCCTAAACTAACTACAGTAGCTGAAGTTATGTTAAGGCAATATAATTTTAAATCTTCTAAACCCATTATTTTTGCGCTAATAAAGCTGGGTTACCCTTGGTACCACAGTTTTTGATTTCTAATGTACTAGCGACTAAACCGTTTCTAGAAACCATTTTTCTGACTCCTGGAGGAACCATCATAGGGCTTTTATCTACACCTGCTGGTGCTTGTTTTTTTCCGTAACTTGGCATAATTTTTTTTTTTAAATGTTAATAATATGCATCCATATATGATTCTGCTAATTCAGCGTCATCCATTTTTTTATTACCTTTATAGGTTTTCCAAGCAGCTTTTCTTTCTGCTTTTCTTTGCTTACGCATTACTCTTTTTGCTTTTCGACCTTCTTTACCACCTAGTTCTCCTTTGAGTTCTTTTCTAGCAATTTTATCCTGTTTTCTTGTTGCTTTCTTTTGTTTTCTAGCAGCTTTTTTACCCGCCTCAAAAAACTTACCGTCTGCATCAGTAAAACCTTCTTCATCAGCTTTTTCAAAGTCTTCAGTATCTTCTTCTACTCTATCTATAGGATCAGGTATCATTGTTTCATACTGATCACTTGGAGGAGCCATACCAACGACACCACCGACATTACCACCTACAGATGTTTGAGCAACACCTTGTATTGGTGTTGGAGTAAACGTAGCTAAACTACCCGTTGGATCTGGGTTAGCACCTTCTGCAGCGTCTCCACCTGACATGGCGCTAAAAATATCTTCTTGAGAACTATCTATTGGCATATTATCTTGTTTTATCTTTATTTACAAATGTAACTGCTTTTGCAGTTACTTTGTAAATATATCTATTGTTTTTATCTAATTTTTTAGTAGGCATATCTTCTTCGCCTAGCATTATACGATACATTCTGCTTATTAGTTGTTTGCACTTTATGGATACTTTATATATATGATATTTTTGGGTAGTGCGATTTCTATTTCTCCACACTGTAATCCACCCTTGTTTCAATAATCTGTTCCAGCGCCTATTGTCCCAACTATAAGAATATGTACCTTTTTTAAAATCATCTTTAGTAAACATGTCTAAAGCATCTAAGTAGATTAATAACTCAAGGTCTGCATCTTTAATATCACATGTTTTGCAAGCCCATTTACGTATTATTCTGTAATGCTTTAATAATTTAAGTTCTTTTAAATCTGAAGATGTTAGTTTTCTCATAATATAATAACAACATCAATCTCTTTAATTACCTTATAATTATCTTTGTTTATTTCAATACCAAATCCAGCGTTTCTGTCGTAATATATTTCATCGCCTTTTTTTAGTACTTTAACTTCAGAGCCAGTTTCTATAACCTTAGCTCTTCTGTATCTTATATCTTCTCTTTGCTTTTCAGCTAAGATTAAACCTCCTTTTGTAGTCGTATCAACTTCTTTGATAGGATCTATAACTATATACTTACCTACCGCTTTCATGCTCTAATATTACTTACGACACAGTCAGTTGATAATATTGTCGTAGCCACTGAAGCTGCATTTTTTAAAGCGCTTTTAGTAACCAACAAAGGATCTATAATACCGGCTTTTATCATATCGACAGGTAGACCAGTAATAACATCTATTCCTTTACCATCATCAAATTTTTCTAACTTTTCTACACCAGCATTTTTTAATATTAACTCGTAAGGTTTTCTTATTGCTTGATATAAAACTTCTTCACCTATACAAGTTGGTTTCAAGTTGAAACTAGCATTTAATAAAGCAACACCACCACCTGGTAATATACCTTCTTTAATTGCAGCTTTTGTAGCACAAATAGCGTCTTCTACTCTATCTCTCTTCTCTTTTAACTCTATTTCAGAGTTAGCCCCAACTTTAACTGTAGCGACTTTAGCTTTTAATCTAGCCAATCTAGTTTCTAACCTTAAAATAAGATTTGGGTTTTTAGTTTCTTTTATTTGATTTTCTAAAGAATTAATAGTTTCTTTTACTTTTTCATTTTCAGAAAGATCAACTTGTAATATAGTTTCTTCATTATTAGTTATAGACTTTATACATGTGCCTAATAAGTCAGGTTGTATAATATCCATATCATCACCTAGATCTTCATTAATAAGTGTAGCGCCAGTAACAGCACATAGATCGGATAATACGTCTTTTTTGCTGATTCCAAATATTGGCGCATCTATGATGTTGACTTTTATATTACCCTTCTTCTTATTCATAGACAACGCGGAAACTACCTGTGGGTCAACATCTGCAATGATAAGAAGACTCTTACCATTTTTTATAATATATTCAAGGATTGACTGAATTTTCCTTATGTTGGTTATTTGTGACTCTACAATGAGCACGAGCGGATTATCTAATTCAGCCGTTCCTTTTTCTATGTTGGTGATAAAGTGGTTGTTCTTTAACGCTTGGTTATATTGAACACCCTCTATTAACTCAACGACTGTTTCTGGTTGCTCGTTTGTTTCCATCATAACAATACCAGTCTCGTCCACTAATCTGAATGCTTCTCCTATAACCTTACCTAGCTGTTTATCATTATTAGATGATATAGTAGCTACTTGGTATATTTTCTTTCCAGTTATCTTTTTACTTTTCTTATTTAGATACTTAACAACTTTATCTACTGCACTTTCAATACCTTGTTTCATTGTTCTTGTATCGTCAAGTAGTGAGTGCTCTGTTGCTTGATCTAGAATAGCCTTTGCTAATACTGTTGCTGTAGTTGTACCGTCACCAGCATCTGAAACAGTACGTTGTGCAGCTTGTTTAATTAACGTAGCTCCAATATTTTCTAATGGATTTTGTAACGTAATTGAATTAGCTACCGTTACTCCATCTTTTGTTATCTGCGGCTTGCCATTGCTATCTTCTAATATAACACATTTACCACTTGCTCCTAGAGTTGATCCTACTGCATTAGTAAGTTTCTCAACCCCAGTTAATACCTGACTTCTAGCAGTATCGCCAAAAGCCAGGTTTTTAACTAACTTTAATTCTTGCATTTAATTTAATTTAATATGATTTGTTTTTGAATACTTTACTTAAAGGTTTTTACTACTTTAGGTCCTTTGGTAAACTCTAGCTTTTTAGTGTAGTGCTCAATAGAACTATCTATTGCAGCTTCTGCACCTGCTATTGTTTCTCTTCTGGTAACATCGATCCATTCATCTGAATCTATATGTTTGTATTCGGTTTGTAAAAATCCATTAGGTAATTGAACTATTCTCCAGTTTTTCTTCTGTGAGATATGCTCCCATAGCTTAATGGTTTCTTCATTTGGTTGTGGTGCACTAGACCACGTGTTAGTGCGGGTATATAAAAACGTCATTGTATTTGGTTTTAAGTTAAACGTTGGTTATTATATACTATCACTTGATAGTTCGGTTTTCTACATTTGTAGTTAAAAAGTTTATTCTAGTGTAGGGTTATCTAAATCAGGAACATATGTAATTGTAATTGCATTTACAGTGTCAGCTTGATCAAAATCATTTTCAATTGCCCAGTCGTTAAATTCATCTATAGTGCTAAACTGTTCATCATACACAGCGAGTTCAGATGTTACTCTTACTAGTATATAGTCTTTTGATGGTAGCTTTTGATGAATAAATTTAATTATACTAGAATCTAGCTTCCAAAACTCATTCATTGGTATTACGTAATAATATTCCATTTTAACCGTCTATTGTGTTACTACCAGATCCAAATCCAGATGAACCATCTATTTCAAACTTACCTTTATTATTGTTTGTACTAGGGTTTGGCCATACTGGTAATACAGTGTTGTTTGTAGTGTCTTGAGAGTTTGAATCAAAGGAGTAATATGTTATTAAGCCTGCAGGTTGTGAGGTTTTAGATATAGTACCTCCAACACCCTCATTGTATAAACTTTCTACTTCTTCTGAATCTAAAGCACTATCCCATAGACTGTATTCGTCCATGTAAGTATCTCCATTACCTCCCAAGTAACCTCCTTTTAAGTCTCCAGTTCCTCCAAAAGAATTATTTTGAGAATAAGGAGCACCTAATATAGTCATAAGTCTAGCATCAGTTGTATTAAAACCAGCATTAACATTTCCACCACTAGTTTGTCCATTTGTGCCTGAAAATGCTGGACTACCACAGTCAACTCCATTCCAGTATAATTTACAATTAGATGGGCTAACAGTACCATTAAATGTTATTGTTATCATACAATAACCATTATCATTTACATTACCATCGTTAGTGTTTGACCAAAACGTATTTCCTAAACCTGTTGCTTGAGCCATACTTGATTCCTCATTAGAGTTATTCATTTGCCAATAGTTTTGAGCATATTTAAGATTGTTACCTAAAAACCCAAAATACAGCCTATTATAATCTTCTCTAAAAAATAATCTAACATTTTGGTTATAAACATTAGAAGCATAGGGAGATTGAATTGCATTAGCAGATACTCCCCAGAGAAATTGATATGTTCCTTGAGACGGAGATAAATTAGCTGTCCAACCAACTTTTAACCAAAAATTAAGTGTAAAATTAGTATTATAACCTAATCTTAAATCACTTGTTGACTCATCAGTAGATTTCATTATTATTCTATTAGCTATACTAGTCATAACATTAGTACCATCTCTATAAATAGAACCTTTTGTTTCTGCTGCTGATTGAGTAGCTTGAGATACTCCAGCTGTTACAGTTGTACCTTGATTATTTGTTGCAAAAGCAAAAATATAATATGTAGTACCAGCTGTTAAACCAGTTCTAGCACTAGAATATGTACCTGTTCCAGATCCAACAGTAATTTGAGTATTTCCTGCTCCGTTGTAAGTACTAGCAGTACCAAACCAAAATCCTCTAGAAGTTACTGGCGCACTGCCTTGAGCTGTAACATTAGCATTTATAGTCATACTTGTTTGAGCTACACTTGTAGCAGAACTAGTTTGAACAGAAGGATTAGTAGACGCAGCTCCATAAAAGTCAGCTAGCGTTATTCTTTGACTTGACGATTTACCTATATAAGAGCCTAAGTCTTTAGAAAGCTCTACCGCTTCTTCGGTAGATACTCCAAATTCTTCACATATATCTCCTATGGTTATTCTACCTGATTCTGGTAACGGCATTACTTAGATTTTTTAAGTTCGTCTATTTCTACTTTTAATTCTTTAATTGCCTCAATTAGTAAAGGCACAATTTTTTCATATTTAACGGCTTTATATCCAGTGTCTCTTGTTGTTACTACCTCTGGTAATACTTTTTCAACTTCTTGAGCAATAACCCCAACATCTCTCCCTTCAAATGAATGTACATTTTCTTTTATGTCATCACTTGCTTTTCTCCATATAAAATTAACTCCGTTTATTTGGTTTACTTTATCTAAAGCATTTGGTATATTTTTAGGGTATTTTTTTAAACGCTCATCTGAAGTAGCAAAAGCAACAACATCATTAGCGGCATATATAGCGCCATTTGTTGCAGATTCGGTTACACTACCTATTTTCAAGGCGCCATTAGTAACTGTAGTGGCGCCATCTATATCGGCGCCACCACCTGTTACATTTATTTTGCTTACAAAATTAATAGCCATTACAGTATAACTGAAACTCTTAATTCATAATCAGCAGCCACTGCTTGAGAATCAATACCAAATTTAGCATCTATTCTATTAGCAGAAGCAGTGTTTAATTCAGCCATTACTGGATAATTAGCTCCACCTTTAATATAATAAAGTTGTGCATGATAATCCGAAGTATTTAAACTGTGAGTAAACTGTAGATCTGCACTAGATTTTGTACCAGTACCAACCCAAGTAATTGCAGACTCAGATATAGATGTAGCAACACCAGTTGCAGCCATAGCAACTTGTACAGCCTGTCTTCCAGTTGATGTATCATCACCATAAGTGGCAGCAGTTATTCCTTGATTTTTAAGTTCTACAAAACCGTTAGTAACTGCAAAATCAACATTATCATAAGCAGATATACCAATTACCGCAGAACCTAAATTAGCCGCAGCAGTTGCAACATCTAATTGGTTATTAGCAAAAGCTAAATCTGAAGCAGAAGTACCAGCGTTTGTAGCAACATCGGCTACAAAGTAAACACTATCACCAACTTCTAATTTATTGCCTAAAAGAGTACCTGCAGTTGTAACAACATACATATCTCCTTTTTTACAGTCAAAATCTGGAACTGTAATTGAATCACCATTTGAATCATTACCTGTTGTAGCATTTAAACCACCTTTAAAATCTAGTAATCCTGTTACAGCAGTATTAAGTTGGTTAACAGTTACAGCATCTTGAAGAGCAGAACCATCAGTAAGACCAGTAATCTTATTAGAGTTCATTGCTATAGCAGCATCTGGAGTTCCAAATATAGATAAAGGGAAGTCTGCTGGATTAGCACTTAAAAGCTTATTTTGACTAATGTCGTAGATAGCAATTTTATCATCGCCTGCAACATCAACAGTAGTTGCTGTAAGATTGTCTATATCCATCTTAGCAGTAAGTGTAACTGCACCTGCAGAACCACCTTGTACCATATCAATACCACCTGGAGAGCTAGATAAGAACTCAAGTGTTCCATTAGCTATTGAAGCAGAAGAACCACCGTCAGTTTTAACACCTACTGTAGTAGAACTAGAATCTGTCCACGGAACGTTAACTACCGCTTGACCAGCACTGTTTAATTGTATACCATAAGTTCTACTAGCCGTAGTTGAAACACTATTTGCAGCTACTGTTTGAACATCGTTAGAGAATAATTCAACACCACCTTTTACTGTAGCAGTTGCTGTATCTAAGCTAAAAGTAAAACTTGATAAACTTAAACCAGTACCAGCAACATATGTGTTCTGCGTGTTATTATCAGTCCAAGGAATATGAGAAAAAAGTTTATTATCCTTGTCCATAAATACTTGATACAGCCTATCACCGTTACTTGTAGGTACAGTCTGTGAGCTTGGAGTTATTGAAGCTGAACTAGCAGCTTGATATAACAAAAACGAACCTAACTTAGAATTCGAAGCAGCTCCTAACTCTAATGTAACTGTGTTACTAGCAGAAGTTAAAGTAGCGTTAGAACCAGAGTCTACAGCTAAAGCAACATTAGTAGTTACACTATCAGAGCCAGTTAACGTAATATTGTTAGAGGCAGCTGTTAAAGCATAAGTTGTATTTGTATTTGTTGATCCTACTTCATTCCAATTCGAGCCGTCATAAGAATAAAGTTTTTCATCACCTGTGTTGTAATATAATTCACCTTCGGTAGCAGTTGCTGGTGCTGAAGACTGTGGGTTAATTGCCGCAGAAATTAGCTTGTTACCTTTTAAATCTATATCACTTAAAAAATTAATTGCCATTTTTTATTTTTTTAGTTATTATTTATTTGTTTATTAATTAAGATACGCATATCCTGCGACAGCAGAACTAAATGTTATTTGTATCTGATTTGAGGAGCTGTAAACTACATCTCCAAAAGTTCTTTCATCTTTATCATCAAAAACCTCAACAGATGGATATTTATCCAAATTATGGGTTATTGTCCATGTTGTTGCAGATGATGATTGAGTATGTTCATATGTTATTACACTAACATCTGCTTCTCCAGTTGCACTAGTAGATACATTGAATCCAGCATTGAATTTTAATTTAGTAACGTTAGGTATATCACTTTTACCCTCGTTTTGCACAATTAAAGATCCACCAGTTCCTCCACCAGTTGTTCCTATGTATCTCCAGCCTCTAACATAGAGTTCTGGAAAAGATCCTGAATTTTTTCCTTTTAAAAAGTTTATTGCATCTGTAGACAACAACAATAAACCTTGATCGTAGTTCCAAACCCAACCAACTTCCTTTAAGCCTGATATAGACGCAGCATCAGTAGCTTGAAGTTGTGTGTATGTTGTGTCCACTTTGTAATATATTTCTATAGTGTAATAAGGTACTGGCACTCCATTAACAGGTACACTAGAAGGATTTATCCAGTTCCACTTTCTATCACTGTCTCTATCAGCTGGATCTGTATATGAAACATATGTTGTGTCATTACCATTTGTAGCTTGGGTTAATCTATGATAGACAGGTGTCCCTGAGTTTTCATAATCATTAGATACTATACCATTTAAAGCTCCACCACTAGCTGTTAATGTTACTAGATTAGCTACACTAGTAGGTGCGTTAGAAGTTACAGTTGAATATTGAGATAATATTCTATCTGGAGTTATCTTAGGACTGTTCTCAAGTCTTGACTCATACCACTGAAATGTAGTATTAGCGTCAATTACATTAGCTGCTTGAACTTTGAACGTTAATTTACTAACTGCATCCTGTATAAAACCCATTATTCTTCTATTAAAGCCTGATTGTATATTCCTATTATTTTATTAAGGTCAGCAAAGGTTAGTTGATAGTTGTTTACAACAGTATCATTCACCTTAATACTTAGATCACATGTCTCAGCCGGTACATTTACCTTTAAAGTCACTTTATTTTTAAAAACATCTTCCATTTATAATTAATTAAAGGCGCATAAAACGCTGTTTATTTTTACATCGTTGCTTAGGTATTGTATTTCTATATACATACCTTGATCTGTTTGCCAGTTGCCAAATGTAGCTGTAACACTGTTGCTACTAGAGGTTGAAGTTCTAATAGTAGCGCTATGAGTATCTATACCAGAGCCTCCATCTGTAAAAGCACTTGGGCTCCAATATTTATTTGGGTTTGAAGGAGTACTGTTCCAGTTGTGTAAGTTTAAAGGAACTGCAGTGTTAGGACCAAAACTTCCACCTGATGCTGAAGCAACTCTTCTTATATATATTTTAATACTTTGATCATCTAAAGCATCATTAACATTACTATTACCAGAACCCCAACTAGAACCTGTAAATGTTAAAGTGAAACTTGGTATACTATTATTTGAACTAGAAAATTTTCTATGATATACACTCGGCTTGCTGAAAGAGCTAAAGTTTGTTGTTTGAGTAGGTAAATATCCACTAAAAGTTGTAGTTGTAGTGTTATTACTTAAGTAAAATTTATCAGCAGATATTAATTTTGCTCCAGTACTGCTAAATGCGTCTACTATTTGACAAGCATCTTGAAAATCAGTGTTAGTAGCTGCGCTAGGCTTTGTACCAAATGCTGAGTTAGTTAAAGCCGTTTGAGAATTCCAAGCAACGTAGTTGGATGTTAAATTAGCTTTACTAAGTCTAAAACTTTCATTATCAAAATATTCAGCGCCTCCTGCACTAGAGCTACTACTACCAGGAGTTAATACTAATACATCTAAAACACTAGCACTAGCTTTGGTATTATTATTCCAAGGATCTGACATTGTAAGTGTAGAACTACCAGCGACACCTCTATAAGTAAAAGCAGAGTTTTGTATAGTAAAATCATTATACTTATACCCTACGCCTGTATTATCCCATATATCGTTATATCCTGTAACCGTTCCAGTTGAGGGCGACCATGCTTTATCACTAACACTATTAGTGTTTAGATTTGCTAAAGCAGAGTATGCCAAGTTATTATTAGCAGCACCATTTTTACCTTGAGTATTTCCATTTATACCTTTTATATCGCTGGCTTCTACACCAAATTTAGAACCTGATGTTAAATACTTAACACCGCTTAAATATGAATTAGTTTCTGATTTAATGTTTGCATCAACAAAACTAACAGCAGATGTGTCTGGGCTTGTTGGATCTGCATCAGCAAAAACACTTGATAAATTATATGTTATAGCAGCTCGTGGAGTACCTGGATCTCCAGTGCCTGGTTCTGGTAAAACCTGATCTGGAGTAAAAATTATTTGAACAGAGTATCTACCTCCTACCAGACTAGCAGCAGTTAGTATATCCTTTATGTAAACTTTTATATTTAATTTAGCTTGGTATTGAGTTGGAGCTCCATATGGATCTACTATAGCAACATAGTTAGAAACTGTTATATCTATATTGTTTTGTGAGAATGAAGTGTTTTGATCTAAAACACTAGCGGTTTCATCTCTAAATGTTGTTGAACCATTAGCGTCAAAAACTTTAACTTGAACTTTACAACCAGTAGAGCTTGGTGCTCCAGCTGGACTAAATCCTAGTATATATACATTGTTGCCAGGTTTAAACTGTATTGTGTTTGCGTTAGATAATAAATAAGAAGAATGAACGTTTAAATCATCCCAACCACCTGTTTTAAAGTTACCAGGAGCTGTTCCGTCAGGATCACTAACTATTAGTGACTTTCTGAAAGAAGCAAGTGGATCAGCTACTACTGCACCACTTTGATTAAAATAGGGTGGGTACGTAGGTGAAGCAGGTGGTGGAAAAAATACGTTTACTTGATCACTGTCATTAGGATCTTCTTGAGCAAATACTCTTAAATCGTTAGGATCGTAATTAACAAAGTTAAATTTATTATACTCACCAGCTAATGATGTTGGTGTGCCAGTAGGACCTGTTTGGTTTTTTATAGTATTTTTACCAGCACCGCCTAATGAATCTATTTTTATCCCTCCAGTTACTTTAGTTAAAGTAATGTTAGTTCCTTCAGTTAAATTAACTACAGAGTCGTCAGTTCCAGATCCCGATGTTAGTTTTAAAGGTATTTTTGTCCCATCTTTATCACCAGCACTTAAATCATAGCTATCCCCACCAGCATCTGTAGCCCATATAAGACCGTCTCCTCCTGAGTTTACTTTTAATATTTGACCAGCAGTTCCAAAACCTGTTATACCAGTAAGAGATACTGTTACATCGCCTGTTTTTTTGTCTACTGCTAAAGGTTCTATAGCATTTAACTTGTCAACAACGTCAATAGCATCTTTTAAATCACCTATTAGCGTTGTTTTTGTTTCAAGTGTTTTTACACCATTCTTCTCGGCTTGCGAATCAGATATTATTAATATATCTTCTAATACCGGTGTGTTTTTTCTAGGATAAGTATATATTATAGCCATGCTATACTATCTATGCTGTGTAACGTGAACTATTTGTTTTTCCTCTTCTATGTATTTTGTTTGCTGAAGCAGCATACCCGTGCTCTTCTCTATGCAATCCTTCGTCCTCTTCGTGAATATCAGTCTTAGCATCGTAAATCATCTCTCTATCATGGATCATTTCTTGCTTTTTACCTTTGTCACCTTCTTTATACTCTTTGTCTGCTTCGTGTATTTGCCCTTTTGCATCATAGATTAGCTCTCTTTCATGCATCATATCTTTTCTATACTTATTCATTGCTTTTGTATTTTACCGTCTTTGTAAGTTAATCTTTCACTTGCCTCGACAAATGATGTTCCTTCTGGAGCTTTCATCATTTTAACACCTGATGAGTCAAATGGCATGTTTTTGTTTAGTTTAGTAACAAATATGCTGTCATTTTTTACTTCTTGAGTATCATCACCAAACATATTCCAAGATTTTAAAACATCTTTAGCTCTTTTTTGTTTACCTTTAATATCTTTAACTGCTTGAGCTGCTTTTTTTCCTGCTTTTTGGGCTGGTTTGTCTACAGCGCCCCTTTTTCCAAGATTTTGAGCAACTTTTGCTAGTTTCTCAATAGCTTGCTTATTGTCAGGTCCATCGTGCGATGGTTTTAATGGTCTCAATGTTTTGCTTGGAGCAAATTTAGGAATTTTTTTTGTAATAGTACCCTTCTTCTTGTTGAATACTATTTCTACTTCAGGTAATGTTCCCGCGTCATGCACTGTTTCTTGTGCTTTTCCACCTGGACCACCTGGCTTTTTATCATACATAATTCTTTTTTTTATTGTTAGACGTCTATATTAGTAATTCACTTATTTTTTATAAGATTTACCTTATTTTAACAGTATTTATTTATAGCACAGGGGTGACACTTGCCTCTTATTAGTAGCTTTAATAGGCTAATGTCACTGTTTTTAGAAAATTATTAGAAATATAGAACTTTGGGGTTACCCCCTCATCGTAATCTATTTACGTTCTACCCAAATCAATTTTAATTTTACGGGCCCCCTTCTGTTTTTTTGTCTTTTTTAAAAAGTTTTGGCTTTTACTTTTAGTTTTCTTAATACCATTTACCTTTTATGTTTTGACTATACATAGTAAATACGATGTTTATAAGATAATAGTACTAAATAATCAATATGACAAATACAATTAAAACAAATCAACTACATATCTTAACTCTTAACAATCAAACTTATATCCCATTTCAACCTCACACTCTACCTTCTTACTTTAATAATATTCCACTCTCTTCTATTATTAACTATAAATCTTATACTTATATAAATATTAAATCTCTTAAACAATCATTAAAATACTATACAAACAACTTAACATTCAACAAACATTTATCTCCAAATTTATTACATCAAAAATAAATATACAATATAAATACGACTAACTAAAGATAATAATACTAAATAATAAATAAAAACAACATGACTAACTTCACTATAATCTAATACTAATATAAACTAATTAACTTGCATTCTCATGTAAAACATAGAGAGGTCAAGTGAAGTACCTTAACACTAAAATTAACTAATAAACTAATATACACTTTTAAACTAACAAAAAATATGAAAACTTTAAACTATTTACCACTAATATTTATAACTTCAATTATAACTCTAATTGCTTACAATATAATAACTTACGGAATTATTAACTACATTTCATTTAATGGAATTTAATACAAACTAAATACGAGAAACTAAAGATAATATATATAAATAAACTAAATAACAAATAAATTATGAAATACTTTAATGACGATACTATAAATCACTTTCAATTTGAATCAAATTATGTAAGTAAAAAAGAAATTCAAAAACAAGTAAATGAATTTGTAGAAATTGATTGTGAATATAATTCAAATGAAGATAAACAAATGCTAATTGATACTTTAATTAAATTAATATATACAAAATAAATACGAATACTTAAAGATAATAATAATAACTAAACTAAATATAAATAAATAAAATAAAATAAATATGAAAACTAATAACTTAACAACAAAAAGATTTGTAATCAGAAAATCATTAATAGGTACAAATACAATTGTAACTTTTGTAAACAAAAAACAAGAAACTGTTTCTTATGATCATGATGAAATTTACTCAACATTTCAAGAAAAGTTTGAAACTATGGCTTGTTTCCAACAGTACAAATCTTATACAAACTCAAATTGTATACCTAAATTTTGTAGAGATTTTTCTATAAATGCTTCACATTCTAAGTCAGTTCACTCTGAATAGTTGAATAAAAACTCTTAGTTGATAGTAATACTTTAGAGAGTATAAATATAACGAACATATTACTCAGCACAAACTAATTAATAACTAATAAATAAATATAACTATGTATAATCCTAACAACCCAAGTAATTGGTCTTGGTCAAAAGCTTTTGATGAAATGAATCAAACAGTAAATCAAGCTGAACTTACTCAACAATGTATAAACCATGTTCTAAATTATCCTGGTGAAGCTAATGGTGTCTTTATGTCACTAAACAAAACTCAACAAGATGATGTTTATGAACTACTAAATCAAATATTATGAGTACTAAAGTAATAAAAGGTGGTTATAATTTAAATACCACAATAGACAAAGTAGCAATGTCAGAATTTAAAATGCACTACTATCAACTCGGTGAAAACGAGCAACAATGGTGTAATGATGAAATGGTAAATAATCCTAAATGGTTATCAAAAATATGAATAAAATAATACTAACAATTGGAGTAGCTAGTTCGTTGCTAGCTTCTCCTGCAGAAAAAGATGGTACAATAGTAAACTCAGTAGAAACAAACAAATATCTACTAAGTGAAGCTTTAAATAATATCCAAGATATGAAAGAGTGGATGCAGAGTGATGTAGACAAAGATAATATAATTACAGATTTAGGTGAATATTACATTGAATATCTTAATGAAACTGAAGATATATTACTTGAAATTTCTAACACAAAATAAATATGAAAAAGAAAACAGATTTTACTACAGATGGATTTGAAGTACTAGGTTACTTCTTATTAACAGCAATAACAGTAATATTATTTGCTTACATTACAAACTAAATACGAATAGTGATAGATAATAATAACATGAAACATATACAAACAGACAATTTAACTATAATTGACTATGGTGACAACACAGGTAAATTACAAATATATAATAAAACTAAATCACCTTATGGTTATAATCCAAGAAACCTTATTGTTTCACTATTAGGTAGACCACTAAAAGAAATTACGTACAACTATGTACAAAAACAAGTAGACAAAGTGTATTCTACTTTCAACTATGATGAAATACACGAACTAATAACTAAAATAAATAAAAATGACTAAAACTCTTAAACAAGCAGTAACATTTCTAACAGAGTGGAATATGCTAAAAATATACGCTACAATTATGACTACGGTTTTCTTATGTATATGGATTCCAACTATGTTTATGGTAATTAAAGAATTAATACAAACTTTTATATAATGATACTAAGCAATAAAGAAAAACTTAAAATTACTTGGAGAGTAGTTGACTCACTATACGAAAAACTAGCTAACGAACTAGAATATGAACTTGAAAGTCACAGTGACTTCATAGAAACTAACGATGAATTTATGGATTTATTCAATGAAATGACTATAAAAATAGTAAAGTATATGAGAAGCGAACTATTTCAACCAATGACTAATGAAGATTTAAAATAATAATATGACAGAACAACAAGCGATTGAAGCAATCGCTAATGATATACAGGATGGTATCTACGGTTGGACACAGAAATGTGGCACAGAATGGCAAAAGTGGACATACTCACTAATGCAAGCAAGAAAAATATATGATGGTGAACTAATAATAGATTTAGAAAATGGAAGTGAATGAATTAGAAGATGCTAAAACATTAAAAGCAGTGATGTTCTTAATGATACAAGAGCATGTGAGAAGTATACCTAATGATCAAGAATTAGGTCAAAGAATAATAAAAA